ATGGCAATAAATCATAAAGATAAGTTTACCGGTATGCGAGAGCTGACTTCTTTTGATACAGCTCACAGTGCGTTTGGTGAGTTCATCCTCATGCGCTCGTCATTCACTGATACTCTCACTGGCTTCAGGAAAATTGAACCAGAGCATTACCCAGATCAGCAAGTCATGATCCGTTTGGAGGCCGCCAAGAAACTGATTAGAGAGCTACAGAGGCGAGTGGATTACATCGAATCAGGTATTGAAGACGTCAATACCAAAACCCGCTTTCACAGCTAAGGGGAAACACCATGCTGCGTGTCGAAGTGACTATAGATAAGCTGAACGCGAAGAGTTTTCCGGTTGGCTACACCAACGCACTGACGGAGGAGTTAACGAATCGCCTTAGCCGTAAATTTAGCGATCTTGACGTAAAGGTGAGGTTTGCAGGAGCTGATGGGTTAACCGTTCTTGGAGGGGCTAGTGAGGATAAGGATACAGTCGAAGAGATTTTGAAGGATACGTGGGAAAGCGCTGATGATTGGTTTCAGGCATAGTGATTAACACTACATCTTGTGTATTTGGGTTGTCCCAAATAAATTAGTTTCGGTTTATCTTGCTATTACTAGAATAACAAGGTAGATACCATCTAAACTTAACTCTAGAGATGTGGTAAATATCTATTGTTAAAGCATAATAATTATTAGCGTTCTTGCTTGTAATTCTGGCAGATATCACAAGGGGGTTATATGCCTAGATTAATTGAAAAAGTCGTCACAGCTTCAGGCAGATTCATGGAAAGTGTCATCAGGCAAGACATCAAGCAATCGAATGATAGTAAGATTACTACAGATGCGAATGGCAACGCTGTTCTGAATATGAACAATCAAAAGGTTCGTGACTCAATGCAAGCTCGAATGAAGGAACTTGCCGCGAAGCGTTAAGGATAAAACAATTGGGCCCACTAATCATAATGGTTGTGCTGGTGTGCGGGTTTTGGTACACGGAGAATCACTACCAATCCCGCATACGTCACGCACGAACTAACGGCTGGACTTCGTATTTTTATGTAGCAATGCACGGTTGTAAGTTCGTCATTCAGGGTTTTGGTTTTACACTCCTCTTCTATCTTGCCTTGGTGATAATAAGCCTTATTATTTCAATTCCGCACCTGTTCTGGGCTGAGTATGATACAAAAGATATCTACTCGTGGCTTACTGAAAATAAAGTTCTGTCATATCCATTACTCTTTGTTTTATCAATGGGAATGGCTTGCTTTTTTGCTTATGTAGCAGGGGATGCCGCTAAAAAAGCATTAAGTAATGAGGATGTTCGCCAGGCAGCCTATAGAGAAATGGCTGCAATGGATGGGGTGGAGTCATTGCTAGTGCAGGCTATTGATGAAGATATGCTGATTTTCGTGACGCTTAAATCACGCAAGGTATATATAGGATACGTGGCAGCTCCACGCATTGAGCATAGCCATACGCAACACTTGGCGATAATTCCGTACATTAGCGGTTATCGTGATAAAGATACCCTTCGTTATCATGAACAGCATCGCTATTACGAGCTTTATTTGAGTAAAGGTATTACCGCGGACTCGGCAGGATTAAATCTACAACATTTCCGACACGTAATACCAATGGATCAAGTTGAAGCGGTGTCATTATTTGATACTAATACTTACGTTTCATTTGATGAATGCTCTACTTCTGATGAAACGCAGGTTGACAAAGTAGCCAATTCCTGTAAATCCGGTTGACACGAAAATCACTCGCCGCATGCATGTATAGACCGGGCCATTAAGCCCGGTTTTATTTATGCTTCAATTCAATAGGGAACCATGCTGACTTATCACTATGACACTACAACTCAATCTGCATGGGTGTAAGAAAATACTAATGATTAGCTTAAGTTACGAAGATATTTTACCTGAATGAATGACGTGAAAATCTAGAGTACTTATAGAATTATCCCATTGGATAACCACATTTTAACTATGTCATAAATCGTGTACAATTAGTGCATAGATATTACTTGACGTCATGTTAATTTTCATTGTTACTCAGAAGGAGTGTAAATTGAATTCAGTTACAAAGCTTGATGCGTTAACTACGCTACGTTTTTTCGCAGCGGCGATGATAGTAATAGGGCATGTTCACCCATTATTTGGATCTCTTGGGGTGGCAAAAAATTTCGCACTAGCCCAGGGTGTTTCATTTTTCTTTGTATTATCTGGATTCATTCTCGCTTATAATTACAAAACGCTTCAGGACGGTAAATCAGTAAAGAGATTCTTAGTGGCAAGATTTGCCAGAATATGGCCCCTACATATAGCAACATTGTCAATTTGGATATACTTATTTTATCCTAATTTCATTAATGATTTAATTTCTTCAACCCAAGCTGCTTTTAAACTGTTCTTACACATCATGTTGCTTCAATCATGGTCTTTCACTGAGCCTTGGATTGTTTCATTTAATGGAGCGGCATGGAGCATTTCAACTGAAGCGTTTTTTTATGTAGTGTTTGCTTTTATCTTTATAAATCCAAAAAATAGATTCCCTATAATATTAACACTAAGTATCATATCTCTTATCACCCTAATATTTATAGCAACAAGATACAGTTTATCAACAGCCCCAGGCACTACTGGATTTACGGTATTCAGTGTTTTATATACCAATCCAATAATGAGAGTCTTTGAGTTCTTATTTGGTGTTTGTTGCGCTAAGTTATTTTTTAAATATAAAGACTATTTTGGCAACGTAAAAAGTAAAACATGGTTATTCATTGAGATAACATCAATTTCAATAGCAATTTACTCGTTATATTTAGCGGCAAGACCATCACTAATCGCTGAAACTCTTGGAAACGGAGCCTCTTATTACTTCCATACCTCTGGAATATGGTATTCTTGGGGGGGTTTAATATTAACATTTGCATTAAGTAATGGACCAATATCAAAATTGTTATCATTAAGGCCTTTGGTTTTCCTAGGTGAGATAAGCTTTGCTCTCTATCTTGTGCATCCATCAATATATGCTCAAGCTAACTATTATGGCATTTATGTAAAAGGAATTGAAAATATAGGCGTGACTGATGTAATGTTGTTTTGGTTGGTTTGTATTTTATCCGCATCATTACTACACATTATTATAGAAAAACCATGCAGAAAACTAATAATGAATTGGTGGGATGGTAAATCACCATATAAGTTGTCGTATAAAACATTAATAGATAACAAACAACCATAAATATATAACATGTGCAGTCCAACGATGTTGTTAGGCTGCACATGTTACAGTATTAATTTTCAAAAAAATTATATTGGCGCTGGCATTCCCGGAACGGATGGATTCATCTTGTCATAAAAAACTTTCCACCGTGGATCGCTAGCCTCTACCTCTCCGAGATTTGGAAACTGTGCAGGAGATGGTGGCATTGCACTGAACCAGCTAATGATCACCGCTTCTTTTTTGTCTGAAAATTGCACAATGATTGTCATATCTCGTAACCCCCACAAATAAATGTATACGTTGCTGCAACTGCATTTGCCATCTTGAAGTAGAGCGTTTGTACGCCGATAATATCCAGCACCGCATAACCACTGTTAGTTGATGTTGTGGTTGCACTACTCGAATTAGCCGATGCATTCACGTAGATAGCCCCCACCCCCTCGGCTGTTGAGGCTAAATAAAGTTGAATAACGGAGTTTGGGGTGGTTTGTGAGGCAACGATTTGCATGTTGGCTTTTTTGCCGTTAGGGGGAACAGCGGCAGCTAGAGAAATACCAGAATACCCCAGTACCGCTCCCGCTGTGCTATAAAGTTGATTGCTGATAATACCAACATGCCGGCCGATTTGATGCCCGACGACAAACTGACCTGATGAAGTCCCCCACACGCTGACTAATGCTGACGCGGTATAGCCAGCTGGCATGTTCGCACCACCGTAAACCTCTGGTGCGGGTGCTGACGTTGCATTCACCGCAAGCAGCGCAGTTGCGCCCGATGTTGGATTGTAGATTGCATACAAGGCGACATAGCCCGTCGTTGGCGCGGTACCTGTATCCATCCCGCCGCTGCCCATCGTAGCAAGATTAATTGACCTGCTGAAACTTGAAAGTTTGTATTGCCGCCCACCCCATCCCACCTGAACAATTAATTCATCAGCGGTGAATGTTGCAGCCACTGATGCGGACGGAATACTCATTTTTGCATTGCGAACCGTTCCGACAATGCCGGTTAACTGTGGTAAATGTGCTACATCACTCAAACCTAAATTTGTCAGAGTTTGAGCAATCGCAATCGCACCAGCAGCATTTATTTCAGATAAATTATTAGCAATTTTTAACGCCGCAACATCAACTGCTCTAACGGCTTTCGGTGTCGCTGCGAGTATTTCGCTGGTGCTGTTAGTTGCGTTACTTAATTGAACAACACCTTTTTGGGTTAATGAGGCGTCTTTAATATCAGGAATTTCCTCGCCAATCAGCTTCTGTATAGATAAAAGCACTTGATTAAACGTATCACTATCAGCCTCTATTTCAGCGGCTGTTAGAATACTCATTAATTCACGCTGAATGGTATTAAACCACTCTGCTGGCAATATCGTAGGTGGAACACCACCAGCAACATTGCCGTCGGTAAATTCGCCATTACTGTCAGCACGCGTATTCGGTATATCTCCAATTTTTTGCATAGATAATCCTCGCCAGGAAAGGCGCTTTAAATTAATAGATATTGATTAGTTAGCTAACGTAGCCAAATTTAAGGATGGTATGAGAAGGGTTTAATACGGTTAACCGACATTCAAGCTGTTTGTTTCCCCACGAACGCAGTGGATCACTGCAATAAGTCAAACCGCATTGGGCATAATTAATCGTGGTCTCCGGCGCGGTGATCAGCCATGTAAACGGCCACTCTTCACCGTTTATGGCGTCACCGCAAACCGACATCCCGGCACATGCCTGTCGATATTGGGTGATTGAGATGGTGTAACCCAGCGCCCCAGCAACATGGGTAAAGTAAGCCACCGACTGGCCACCAATGCCGAACAGTTTGGAGACTACGGCCCGCTGGCGCTGGATAATGCTGTCTATCTCACCTATCGCGCATAAATCAGGTAACCCAAGCGTCGCTTCCCACTCGGGTAACATGGCGGTCGCTGTTGAAGGAAAAGCGGCATCGAGCAGATCACGGGCATCCTCATCACTGCGCTGGTAAGACCTTGCCAGTGCTCGTAACGTGCTGGTTTGAACCCCGTCTGATATTTTGGGCCAAACTAAGCCCCCCGGCATCAGCGATTGAATGGCGGCGGTATATTCATTAACAGAATATCGACTCATAGGTAGGTCACCGTGCCCCGGAGAGGTAATTGTCCGGTTTCAAGCTGGATGTTAGTCGTCGGGGAGTCGAGAATAAAACCACTGGTTCCTGTCACATCACCGATGGCCAGCAGCAGTGACGACAGTAGAATTTTACCGCCCGGCTCGCCCTCAGTAAAAAAGACTTCATCAATAGCTGTATTGATTGCCGTAGTGGTTTCGCTATCTGCTGTAGAGATGCCGCTAATCACAAAATTCACGGGGGCCGCCACCGGCGCACAGACATAGATGATGGCAATAATGGGCTGTAAGGGGTAAATGTGGTCGGCTACCCGCCCCTGATCACCGGTCGCTTTTACCGCGCCCCACTCTTCAAGATGAGATACGCCGTCAGTCCCGACCGGAAAGCCGCCAGAGTCATTGCCATCACACATAATATAAATACCGACCGTACCCACCCCCTGTAAGCGGCGCTTAACCCAACAACGCGTTACACCCGGCACAGCCAAAGCCCAGCCGCGATAATCGGTATCGTTGCCGCCTTGAGGGGTGTTTTGATAAGCCAGCAGCATACGAGAACGAAAAGCATCTTCTGATTCAATATCAGCACCGCCCGATATCTTAACTGTGGCGGTGGCCACCGACAGAACACCATCGATGGCCACATCCAATGTCATCGACGTTCCTGCATCGGCATTCCCGGCAATACCACCGCCCGTGGTGTCATCCAATACGCTTGGCAGAACCGCCGTGATTGAGCCAGTGCCTGTGCCGTCAGCGCCCAGCGTGACCTCATGATCGAGGCGATATTGATAACTATCGGCCCGATTTAACAGGCTCCCAGCGGCAATCACACGGCCTGTAGTGCCACTAAATTCGACGGTAGGACAGGTCGCGGGGTTGGCGGGCTTGCGAAACACATCTTTCAACGCGGCCCACGCGGCAAGATATTCATCGGTGGCATTATAAGGCGTGGATTGCAGCGCGATATAATCCAGATACCCATAGTGCAGATGAGCCATCCCAGCATCTGCATCACTGATCACACCGATATTGGAGAAACGCAGTAAGTTACCGCCCGTCTTGAGTTCTGATTGAATATAAGACAGGTTGCGCTGGCGCAGTTCGCTTAATGTGGGGCGATTAAATGGCATGTATTAGGTCTCCCATACCCATGAAAATTTAACAGACGCCTGTGTTTGCGCGGGTTGTTGATAGCTGATGATGAGATTCAATCGGTTGGGGTACATTATCTGGGCATTGGCGCTGATTGCCGTCACCACACCATCATCAAGCAACCAAACCAAGGCTTCATTGGCATAGTCTTCAGCCTTTAGCGCTACCTTGGTGGTGAGTTTTTCGCGGCACAGCAACCACAGACGGGAACCTATGGGGTACTCTGATCCGGTATCGCCCCACCATCCCCGGCGATCATCGCCATCGATAGCATCATCAGCACGGGCCAGCCGGTCAGTGAACAGACTAATCAAAATGGCGGTCTCTAAATCATTGCCATCCAGTAGCCCACCGCCGCCGGTCTGCCAGTCGCCCAGCAATTTGTCCGGCTCCCAGATGGTTTTGATATCGGTTGTCATTGAACCACCTTCCCCGTCACTTCACTGGTTAATGTCGCGCTACCGCCCTGCACATTTTTCAGTTGGTGATTGTGGGTGTTATAGGCTTCGCGCAGGGTTTTCAGTGTGGTGCCATTGCTGCCAGCGTTATCGACAATATCGCCGCTGACCTCCAGTAACGGGGTATTTAGGCGCACTTTTACCGAGGCATTAACCGTCACCTCAGTGGCATTATTGACCGTGACTGGCTGGCTATTAGCCTCAATAATAATGCCGTTTTCCGTTAACTTGATGTATTGCCCCCACTGCGAATAGATCACCGTCTCACCAGAATTTAGCCCGACATGACGAAATGACTGATGGTTTGAACCAATGATCACCGCACTCGACCTGTCACCACCGAGGAACCCAATCACCACATCGGTGTTAGCGGGTAACCCTGACGAAAAACCAAACTCAGCCAATCTCGGCGTATCATCACGGACTTCAAGCGGGGTTTGATATTGAACGGTTTGAACGGTGCCACCATCATTGCTGGCTGTGACCCGTCCTATCCCGAGTATCATTTTTATCTGGCGATATAGTTGGGATAGCTGCCCTGATTCGCTCATCGTGGGTTCAACTCCATAAGATTTGAATAGAACTGATAAGGCTGAACGGTAAAGGCTTCAGGCGGCATAAGCACCATTTGAGCTGAGGTGCCGTGATCGTCTTTGAGATAGGTCACCTCTGATAACAGCCAGAGTTCATCCTTTAAGCCGAAAATAGGCAAATCAATCGGGATCAGAGTGTTGGGTTCCCACAGCTTCCCGTCTTTATCGCGCCAGCTATCGACCGTGACCAGCAGCTCTTTAGAGCGTCCATAGCGGCGGTTCATTTCCCAGTCGATGCACTGCTGGGCCAGTTTTAGCGCTTTCATGGTGCTTTCAACAATGATAATACGGTTGCGATAACGCATTTTGGCCGCTTCAGGATCGCGACTCCGGGCTAACGTCACCGCGCCATATCCGGCGTCCTGCACCTGCTCCTGAAGTTGGCTCACCGACATCGAAACGCCGATATAGTCAGAAAAGCGCTGGTCCATTCCTGAGTTATAGGCAGCGTCTTCGATATTGATGCCCTGCGCTACCCCGCTGGCTGCTTTTCGCGTCCCCACCCGAGTCAGATAGAGGCTCCCATCTGGCAGGTCGTAATACAGCAATGCCGCCCAGCGAGTAATGCGATCAATAATTTCCTGGGAGGATTCACCCCAGTTCAATGTAAATTGGGGAACAATATCGAGGTCGGTCACATCAGTCGTCACCGTAATGCCGTAGGGCTGCGCCAATCGTTGGGCTATCTGTAGCGCTGTTGATTGGCTGATCACATTGTTTGGCCACTCTGCCGAGCAATCAACCAAGTCTTGGCACTTGCTCCGCCCTGTCGCCCTCACTTCGCGGCGGTTACGGCTGATCATCGGTGCCCAGCGGTCGATATACCCGGTGAGTACCACATCATCACCCAAATTAACCACGCAGGGGTCGCCGGGATTGACCCACTGCTGGTTATCACTGCCCGGATAAAGGTCCATCAATGACAGGCTGAAATCGCTGGGTAAGCGCTCTATGCTGCGAGTGACACGGATATTATCCCAGCCCGTGATCAGCTTATTGCCAATACGCAGCGTCAAATCATCACTCATGAATTCAGCGCCTTAAATCGAAGGGGCATAAATGCCGGATGAACAGGAACCGCCATTTTCACCAGTGCATCACCCCGGCGGGCATCCTGATAGAGTCGGTTGGCCAGATTTAGCGCGGGCAGTGAGCGGTTAAAATTGACTGTCTCAACGCGAGACAGGTTAGCGCCCGTCTGCTGTAACAGCGTGACGATAGACTCACGTAACGTCATTAATGACTGATACACCTCATCATTTCCTGTATCAGCCGCTGAAAGCGCGGCACCGTCTACCACATCACAGACCCGCGTCAATATATCGACTGCATCGTCATAGCTTTCCGGTTGATATTGCGACGCGGCAAACACCATCGCGCCCGCACACAACACAATAATGAGCTGATAACTGGCAGCGGCGGTATTGCTGTCGCCGGGATTGGGTCGAAAGGTGTCGTCATTGATTGCCGTTAACTCTTGCATCATGCGGATTAAATCAAGGGTACTGGCTCCGCTGGCCAAGATGGCATTCACGACAGCCAGAACCGCATTGGCATGTGCTGCTACCGTTGCGGCCTCGGTCAATGCATCGGTAGCAGCAGCGAGTGATGCCCTCCCCTCGACTGAAACAGCCATTCGTTGATCCACCAGCGCGGACAGGTCCGTTGTGTCGCTCTGCGTGCTGACAGATGCCGTGGCCCCTGACACACTCCCCCCAACCGTACCGTGATTAAAACGGCCATAACGATCGCGCCCAAGGGTTGAGCGGAGAACATTCCCGAGATTTGTCGCCTCACTGGTGGTTGAGTTCACCATGTTGACCCAGAATGCAGCGGTACTTTTTAGCGTTCTGATGGTTTGAGTGACAGAACGGATCTCGCCTTTGACCGTGGAAATAAAGGTCGCGACAGACTTGGAGGCCAGACCAAACCATGACGACTGAATCGACGAAACCGCATCAGCTGAGCTGGTAACAGAAAATACCCGTAATCCCGACTCAATAATGGTCAGCGTAAATTCAAAAACACGCCCGGACTCGGCTCCCTCATTCAAGCGGAGACCACTTTCGGGGATGCTGACCGTCATTTCACCGAGTGTTGGGTGTACTAGTGTTCCCGCATCAGGCATTTCACAGGCGGCGATCAGTGAATCACGCTGGGTCATGACGTCAGGCGCGTTATAAAGGCCACTACTCTGAATAAGAAAACCACG